CTTAAACGCAGCGCCGTCAACGGTGAAGCCCTGCTGCTGCTCCAGATACGGGGTGTCGATGCCGTCGAGATATGCCACCTCAATGGTGTCGCGTCCCTGTGCAGCGGTCAGGTAGTAATCTGTCGGGCTGCTGTCATCCAGGCGAGCCTCAGAGGCCACCGTCACAAAGTTCTGGATCGGGTTCACGATACCGCTGTTGGCATCCGCGCCCGGCACGCTTGCTGATTTGATCAACTGGTTTGCCCGTGACTCAATTGCCACTGGCGTGAGCATAAAGGCCGGGCGAATATTCAGACGGCGATCGCCCGATTTTTGCAGCAGCATCGCCTTACGCGCCGTATCCAGGCCTTCGATACTCAGATCGGCGGATACAAGGTTGCCGTGATCGGCGTGGAATAACGGCTTACCATCGGACATTTTCGGGTTGCTGGTCAGCACCGCCCAAACGAGATCGCCCACGGTGGCACGCGCAGCAAGCCCCATTGCCTGTGGGATACGGGTCAGCATGTCCAGGTCATCGTTGATGATGGTCTGCCGGTCAATGCTGAAAAGTTCTCCGTAGGTCGCCAGGGCAATTGGCTCGCCGCGATCCTTGATGGTGACATATTTATATTCTGCCCCGGCTCGGACCTTGCGAAGCGATGCCAGTGATTCCAGACCTACGCGGTGCGCGGTTTTGAAATCGGTCAGCGTGCCCTTACGGGTCCACTGTTCAAAGGTTTCGGTGGCTTCCTCCCAGCCCATCAGAGCCGCTTTGTGTGCCACATCCATCAGGATATTGCCGAAATCGCTGCTGCTGTGGGTGAACGCCAGCCCGACCATCGCCTGTGCCGTGCCAGCGCCGGAGATACCGATACCGCGATCAACAAGGGAGGCGCGTGCCAGTTCGCGCAGGGTGTAACCGTTGTAAGCATTATCATTTTCGGCTTGCGCATAGCCCGCTCGGGTCATTACTGCAGCGCGAATGGAATCACCGACCAGATTGCCGTTACCGGCATAAAGATGAATCGCGCCCGGACCAGCGCTCGGAGTGGTGCCCGCCGCCAGCGCCTGCAGCAGTTTATCGCGGGCTTTTTCAGCGTTGCAGGTGAAGTCGGCCAGACATTCAGCCTTCAGCGTCGCGAAGGCCGGGAACGCCTCAAATACGGCTGAGACGGAATTCACACGCTCTGCGTTCGCCGTCTGCATCTGCTGCTGCAGCTGCTGGGCCAGCGCGGTGATATCGATATTTGTCATCTGCGGTGCAGGCTGTTGTGGCGCTGGCGGGTTAAGGTTTGCCTGTACCGGAGCAGGTTGCGGTGGCTGATTCACCGGAGCTTCGGCGCGCGGCGTGAAAAGAGATTTAATCTGTTCTGGCATATTCTGGTAATCCTTCAGTTTATTTTCATTCACACAGGCCGCGGCCTGCAGTTCAGGTTCAAGCGTGTCGGCGAAGCCTTTTTCCACCGCCTCGGCACCGTTAAGCCAGGTCTCCGCTTTCAGCATCGCTTCCAGCTCTTCCTGCCCCAGTCCTGTTTTGTTCATATAGGCGCTGAGCATCAGGGCTTCGTTACGATCAAGCCATGCGGCGTAATCGCGCATGTCGTCAGAATCCCCGGCTATACCGCCCCATGGTTTGTGCACCATAATCCAGGCGTTTTCCGGCATGTGCACCGTGGCGCCCGGCAGGCAGACAATCATTGAGGCCATGCTGGCCGCCACGCCGTCCACCCAGATATCGATCTTCGCTTTCATCCGGGACAGGGTGTTGTAGATGGCAAAGCCCTGCATGACATCGCCGCCGGGACTGTGGATATGCAGATCCACCGCGCTGGCCTCAAACACCCCCGCCTCTTTACAGTCAGTGACGAACTGCTGGGCAGTAATGCCCCAGCCGCCGATCACGTCATAAAGGAAGATTTCGACGCGTCCGGCAGCCAGCGCGCGGATTTCGTACCAGCACTGACCGTTTGCCGCATCGACACCAGCCAGGCTGGCGCGGGGGTTAATCATCATCGTCCGGCTCACGCCGTTTATCGTCTGGTTTTGCCGTTGCATCTGGCATCGCTCCTTTGTCGTTGGCGGCGTCGGAATCAAACACCAGCCCGTGTTTACGGTTAAATTCAGTTTCACGCAGTCGCTGGCGCTTAACCTCCTGAGGATTTTTCCCCCTGGCACGCGCCCATTCCGCTTCAGTCCCCGCGCCGCCACGCACAAGGGCTTTCCAGGCGTTCGCCTCTTTGCCCGGATCAATCCACGGCATCACCGGCCCGAGATAAAGTGCGTTATAGAGAGAATTCGGATCCACATCCGGCGGGACTTCAACGCCGCTCAGCAACGCCATAGCCAGCCATGCGCGGTAAACGGGCCGGCTGTGCTGGCCGACAAACCACTGCTGGAGGACGTTGTACCCTTCGAAGCTCTCCACCAGTTCCTGACGCTGGGAGCTGTAGGTGCCGTTATAGTCCCGGGCAATGCTGGAATAACTGCCGCGCGTACCGGCGGCCACGGCCCGCATCTGCCCGTTTCGGAATTCGTAGAGATGAACGTTCGGGCGGTTTGACTCCACCATGCCAAGGTCTTCGCCGGGGCGGAGTTCGTCATAAATCATGCCCGGCGCGATATCGAAGTGACGCTGCCCGCCGGGGGTTGAAAACTCACCGTCATCACCAAGTGACTGTGCATCGCCGCGCTTGATGTAAAAGCCCAGTGCAGCGGCAATTCGGGCGGCCACGCGCTCGCTCTCTTCATAATCCTTGATGTCCGAAAGACGGGTAATGACTCCGTGGATCAGGCTGATACCCCGCAGCTGGTGCAGCCGCTTGCGCTGCGCCAGGTGAAGCATGTTGTCAGCAGAGACGGTTTTAAGTTCCGCGCTGAACCGCGTCATGTTCGCCGGATGATATTTGTAAACGCGGTAGCCGACGGGACGCCCCCAGTCGTTCACGATGATGCCCTGGCGAACCTGCTGGCCGGCGGTGCTGTTAAGATTGAACGGCACAAAATCCGCCTCCAGCATTTCCAGAGAAAACGGTACTGACGTGGCATGCTGCAGACCGGGTACGTTTCCCCTGACCAGTTGCGTGAACACTTCCCCGTCACGCAGCGCAGAACGCAACAGCAGGCGCTCGGCTTCCGGACGGGTAAACATGCCAGTCACTTCAGGACGCACGGACCACTCCGCCCAGAGCGCCGAAAGCTGCCCCGCGAACTCGGAATGGAGGTTTCCCTCCAGATCGAGAGGCTGGGGCTCAACATGGATACCGTGGGCACCGATTACCCTGTCTTCCATTTTGTCGAACAGGCCGATCACCAGATCGTGATTTTCATCGAGCCACCGGGCCTGTTCCCGCAGGGACTGACCTGCTGCAAATACCGAGGTGTCCGCGGACTGACTTTGCTTTTTAGCCTTGTGCAGCCGTGACGGGTTTGCCGCTTCATAAGCATTAAGCCGGAGACGGTCCCGCGCGCGTGCCGCTGCCCACCCGGGGGAAATAGCCCCCAGTGTTCTTTCAAGAATGCCCATAGAACGCCTTACAGAAAGTTAGCGAGTTTGTACGAACCGCCGCGGCGGTTGACCGCCCGCCAGCGCCGCTCCCAGTAATCAAGCTCGTCGCGCAACGCTTTCGGATCGTGGTTGGTAATGGCGCGACCATTCACGCCTGTGAAAGAAATGCTCTTGCCGTCCAGCGAGTCCCTGTAGGCCTGACGCACCATCAGCAGCGTTTTCCAGATATCATCTTTCGTCACAGCAACCAGCCTCCCTTACCGGAAGACCCGAGCCAGCTGCCGGAGAGGGCTGTGTCCTTTTCAGGTTCAGCCTGGACAGGCGACGGAACGGGTTTTGTTTTTTTCACGGTTATCTCCCGGGGGCGTTCCCCTTCATGAATATTTGGATTGAGATCCTGCGGCTCAGCCCATGCAGGAGGTTTTTCCCAGTCGCGAATTTTTTCGTACCCGCGCAGAACCGCCACGGCGTGCGCATAGCAGAACAGGTCAAAGGCTTCGTTGGCGCCCTTGCCGGGTTTTCGCCATTTGCCATCAACACCGCGTTCTTCATAGGTCAGTTCCTCGTAGAACCACTCCCCCAGCCAGTCAGGAAAATGGATGTATCCGCCACCGGGGGTTTCGCGGTCCAGGTTGTTGCTGAGCTGGTCCTTAAGCAGGTCGGTTTGAAGCAGATACACCGGCACCTCGCCGCGCGCGTCGGCGCGACGGTCGCTGCGTTCGGTATTATTCGGGTGGGTTTTGGTAATGATTTTCTGACGCTTTGTGCTGTCGCCCTTAACCAGGTAAACACGTTTACCCAGGCCGTCACGCCGACACTGTCGCCAGAATTTATACGCGTTGTCCGTCACGCCTTCTTCACCGCCGCTGTCGACGGCCATCGCCAGCACCGGCATACGCCGCGCCGGGTCAGACTGCAGCGCATACGTTTTTTCCAGCACATCGGAGACCAGCAGTTGCCAGTCCTCCGGATACGCGCCCGGGTGGATCGGCTCCGCCTCGCCATGCTCATTGCAGCGCAGCGACTGGCGGATGTTGTAGCGATCCACCAGCCATCGTTCACCGTTTTCGCCATAACCGATAATCTGCACGACGAAACGGCGCTTTTTGCCGCCCTGGACGTCAACGGCCGCCAGCAGGAAACGCACCTTAGGCGGGACCAGGCGCTTACCGTAATCCTCCGCCCGCTGCATCAGCACATCGGCGCGCCGCTGTTCGCTGGCTGCGCGCGGCAGGTATGGTAGCCCCCAGTCGGTATTGATTACCGCCTTGAGGGTTTCTTCGCTGCCAGTGGCCTCATACTCCTGCTCAGCTGTCAGCAGCTTGTACACCAGCTGCGCCCAGGTCTGATAAGCGGCTGCGGGTCCTTCCATCCAGAAACTGGCTATGCGCGATCGCCGCGGTTCGCCGGATACATTGCCGTCACGGTCAATACTCTGCCCTTCCCGCAACCAGACTCCTGCGCCGTTAAGCTCGCGCTTTTTATCCGCAGTGATAATGCCGCTGCAGTGCGGGCAAAGCAGGTGTGCCGCCTCACTGGCTTTAACCGGATCCGGTTCATCACGGTAGCCGGTCATGGACTCCATAGCAGGCTGAAAATATTCACCACAGTGCGGACACGGCCAGTACCAGCGGCGGCGATCGCCACGGTTGTAGAGGGAAAGAATACCGGTCGTCGGTGGAGCTTCATGAGGAGACTTGCGGCGCCATTTGCTGTCACGAATATCACGCCCCGGAGAACTCTCTACAAGCGTCATCCCGGCGGACATGAAGGTGGTTGTACGTTTGGAGGCCAGTGAGAAGCCGTCGCCCTCGCCATCAATATCCTCAGGGAATCGGTCATAATCCGTCAGCGCCACACACTTAAAATCTGATGACGACATGACATTGATGGATGGCCAGCCAATCTTCAGGAAGCTACCTGAAAGGAAATACTTATCGTGAACGTTGTTGTCATTACGCCGGGGGCTCAGGTTTTTTCTGACTTCCGGACTGCAGCGAAATGTTCGGGCAAGACGCTTTTTTGAGTGCTCCTGTGCCTTATCCTGTGTCATTTGCACCAGCAGCATATCGGATGGATCACAGACGATGTTGTAAACCACCCATCCGTCAATCAGACCATTTGTTTTACCCGTTCGGGCAGGTCCGACGAATATCACGGCGTCGTATTCACGGGATGCCAGGCAGTCCATAGGCTCCAGAACATAAGGCGCCACCATCGGATCCCAGGGGACGGAATTACCTCCGGAGGTGGGGACACGCATATATTTTGCTACCGCCACTGATACAGGCATTCTGCGTGGCGCTTTAATCAGGTGTCCGGTGTCACGTTTCAATGTGAGGGCGGTCGCCAGTGCCGACATTATTCCTCCTCCAGGATATCCTCCTCTGCTTTTTCTTCGTCACTCATGACCCGCCGGGCAATTTCATCGCGGAGATCGTCAATAATCGACTGGACGCGGGAAACCGTTGCAGGATTAAGCGCACAATCGCGCTCAAGAATATCCGGCAACGTCTCAAGAACCTGAATCATGGCCTTCGCCATTTCGGCAAACTCGCGTGCAACATCTGAAGCGGGAATAAGCTCTCCTACTTCCTGTTCAAACTTCAGCCTTTCACGCTCTGACTGATACCAGGCTTTACGGTCCTGAGGCTCCATTTCTCCTTCAGCTACCGGGGCAGGCATTTTCATCAGCTCAGCAAGGACATCTGTCAGGCCATACAGTTTCAGGTTGCTGACGTTGCCACCTGCCGGACGGACATTTTTCAGCCTGGCTGACACAGTCTGGCGATGCACACCGGACAAGGCCGCCAGCTGGCTTACGTTAAGCTGCAGTCGCTTTAATTCATGATCCATGAATGGCTCCAGTGATGAACAAAAAACAAACAGAATCGACACCGGAAAAATTTTTATCCCGATGTTTCAATGAATTGAAGTGGTGGTGATGGCCGATAAAAATGCAAAAATTTGGCTTTTTCCGCGTGTCCTCGCCCCCTCGGTACTCAGAATCGCCAGGAGTACCTTTTGATTTGACAATATTTATCACTTACAATTCTGGTTTAAAGGATATATCAGAAAAGTTTTTCTGAGATAATTCCTATAACAGGAGCGTGAAATGTATTGCCCTAATTTGATTGAATTACTATATCTATCGGCCAGTTTCATCGTCTTTTTTTTAGGTCTTTTTCTCCTTAACTTAAGTCGTAAGGGGACTGGCAAGACAGAAATGATGCTCTACAAATATAAATTCAGACCAAATTTATCTTTACATATGCGATGGGAGAAAGCCCCAACAGGCCGCAATGCCTATAAAGAACTTGAGCAACATTCGAGAGATGTCTTAATTGATTTAAGAAATGCTGGCTATAAAACAGTGAGATTCACATCTCATCTAATAAGAAAAGGAAGCGAGAGTAAGCTTCGTGAATTTCTCTCCACCGAAAAAATGTCTATCGTTCAACTAAACTACACCCCAACATCTTTACCACATTATGCAATTATTCAGCTGGAAATGTTAATTACAAGGAAGAGAAAAATTAAAATTAACAAAGTCAGCGGAAAAATAATAATAAAACTCAACGATTAGTTTTAGCTCTCTCTGCCTGGCCGTTCACTTGCCAAGCTTTGTTATGCGCAAGGATGTCGCGCTTAATCTGCTTATTAAGGACGTCAATAATAGTGACCTGCATTTTTGCTCCAATAAAAAAGCCACAAGTAGTTATCTGTGGCTTCACTCAAATGGGTATTTTATTACTTTAAAATTCAACCACCGCTTAGTCATGCATATTTGGAAATCTCTTCTCTTAGTTTTTTCAACAACACATCCATTTCCGCATTAAAATCCGTGAATAAATCATCAACAGCTTTTAAGCATTTTGCATCAGTAATTTCACCTCTATCATGTAACAGCCCAATTTGAACAGCCTGCTTTCTTACCTCATTGACTTTATCATAAACAGGAAGTAAAGATGCATAATGTATGTGGAGAAGGCACATCATCCTATCAGGGTTATACTCATATTTTGTATTTGATATCATTTCGTTTACCTGATCTCGTGTTAACTGCTTTTTAGCAACTCTCATCAGATTAAGTTGATAATTACAAATTGCCTTTCTCCATTTAGAAAGATGTACGTATAACTCTTCACCCTTCTCTATCTTCCCTTTATTCTTTTCTTTTGTAAGCTCAAAATCATTTTGCGTTTTAATTCTGGAGTCATTCCACTTATTTGTGAAGTAACTCATAATGAAAGAAGCAAGGAAACCTAGAATCGCAGTGATTATCGGAACTAATGAGTTATAAGGATGCATAATTTAACCCCAAATAAAATTAAACTAAAAGGATAAAGCTAGTTTACCTTAATTTGGTGTATGTCACATCATCAGCGCTTATTACAGCTTCTCTGCCATGACTTGTTATGTGCTAGCACGTCTCGCTTGGTTTGTTTGTCCATAACGTCAATGTCATGATCGGTCAGGTAGATTGGCTTTACCCAGTCACAGGCAGTATCAACCACCACCGGGACGCTTCCACGTGTCACGCAGCTCGCGATCAACATCGTCATCAGGCATGTGGTTAACAGTCTGCTGTACATTGCTGGCCTCTTTCGTTGTCTCTACCCGGCGTTCTGCTGCTGCGACCGTTGCCGCTGCGTTATCTTCGGTACGCTGCAGGTCGGCTTTCGCTTCCGCTTTGCTGGTGCCGCGTGAATGACCTAGGCCAAACGCGGCGGCGATAGCAGCAAACACAGCTACAACGAGTCCAGCGATCATCTCAAGCGTCATATAACCACCCGATCCTTTACCCATCCATAAACAAATGTCTCGTTCGCGCTGCGCTGTTCTGCTAATTCGAGATAACGCTGACCCTGGCTACAATTCAGGGCCCGGAGCATAACCAGCTCGCCCTCTTTTCCTCGCCGGGAAAGATAGCTTTTTAACGCGCTGATGGTTCGCGGACCGATAAAGCCATCGGCAATCAGATCGGGATAGAGCGTGCCCTGAATGTTGAATACGTTCAGCCAGCGCTGAAACCATTTGGTCTGAACCGACGGGCCCATGTTTACACCGGTATCGCACAGTTCAGCGGCTATGGATGGCGATACGTTTCCAACCTGATCGAAACGCGGACCATACCAATAATCAGCTTCAAGAATTTCCAGCGCCTGCTGCCGCGTGAGGTTACGCATATCTCCGGTGTACCCGTGGGAGCGAGCTACCGCTTGAGTGATCCCCCAGTTCGTTGGACCGCCTTTGTCATCAGGGTGATTAACGTAACCGCCCTCTTTGCCAAGAATGGCGTCAAAAATTTCGTCTTTCGTCACGTTGTACTCTCTCCCGTAATACGCGCGATATTGCCGCCCGCACGCCAGACAGCCACGCAGACAACAACGTTAATGAGGATTTCGCCGTAATCGACCTGCACATAATCGTCGTGCCAGATGCGAAAAGCCGTGTAAGCAGGAGCCAGAATCAGGCCATAGGCCAGAAACTCCATTACCCGGCGGCGGCGCATACTGCGCTTACGGAAAAACATCAGGCGGAACGAAATCATGATGCAGGCTAGTGCATTAAGATGAAGCAACAGCCAAGGAAAATTCAGCAGCAGCCACGTCATTCTTCCCCCTTCACGCCGGGCAGATTGCCTGTTTTTGAGCGGGCAAGAATGCGCAGCAGAATTGTCACGGAAACCGTTGAAGCCGCCAGTGCGCCAATCGCGGGTGATACATTGATAGTGACTGGCGGGCTAAGCTGATTCAGTCCGGCGTTGATAAGGGCGGCGATAATTTCTGAGGCAGTACCGGCACAGTAAATGCCACCGATGAAGGAAATGAGCGCAAAAAGAATCTGCTTCCAGATTTTATGGTCCTCTGAGCTGAGAATATACAGGGCCGCCCCTGCGAGGGAGCAGACCATTACTGCGGGCGTAGCCTCTGGAAAAAGCGTGGCGAAGGTGATTCCGGTTGTACCAGCAGCCACGCCCGCCGTTACCGTTGCAGTTATTGGTTCTGCGGACATTGAGCCCCCTCTTGTTGCTGTGGATCCTCTCAGAAAAAATGAGGGGAAATAAAAAGGCCACCGGATATGGTGGCCTAGGATTAAATTGCATTGAACTATTTTATCTTTCGGGGTGACGTCGACGAATCATCTAGCCAGTCATCATCTCCTCGTAACTTAGCCACTTGCCCTTCAATATTAGTTAATGGTTTGTACGCGGAATATTTACCGATGGCCCTAGCTGACTGCTCGCCAGCGACTCGATAGTTTTGGAAGTCAAGTTCAAGCCCATGTTGTTCAGCTCTCATCCTGATATATCCACGCAACATATTTTCACGAAAGCGAAACCAAGACGGTCTGTTACCCAATGCTGGTATTAAAATACACCCATAATCAGGTTTTTTAAGGGCATTAAATTTTCTATCGAATGTTTTTTTATCCAAAGGAGACACATCAAGGCTCCTGCAAATTTTAGCATAGGATTCTGATATATGTGTTTTATGACGTGTTAAGTCAGCCATATCTGACATTGCCCATAAAATATGCTTATAAGACTCATCACGCCCCTCTGTAGCATCAGAATAACATTGCCTTAATGTTTCTGAGACTGAATCAATAGCATCATTCAATCCTTTTATAAAAAGATTATAGTCTACAACATCATAGCTACGAGACGAACTTTGGCACGCTAATAATATTTTCTCACAAATTAAATGAATATAATTAGGAAATCCATCACTTAGACCAGCGATTTTATATCGCACTGAATCATCGACTGTAAGATTAAACTCTCCAAATGCGTTATCTATAATCTGGAACCGCCCATTCCATGGCAAACTGCCGAGATGGACTTGATGAATTTGTCTTTCGCTTGATTTATGACCTCCAATGAGGCTAACTAAAGAGTCGCCAACTCCTGTGAATATTAACTTTACCTCGCAGGCTTGATCACCCAATTGTTTTACTAGCGAACCAAACTTCTGTCTTTCAGAATCAGATTCTATTTGGTCAAACTCATCGATCACAATAAATGGAATTTCCGAGTGAACCTTTGTTAAATATTGAAGCGCATGAACAGCAGACGATACCGAATCAACTTCAAAGTTATTCGTATTGTTTTTTTGGCCTTTGGATGCATTAACACCGCCATAACCTGCGATGTTAATTCCGAAAGACCAATTTTGTGTTTCAGCACGATTCTCTTGCGGGATACCGCGAACCAAGATATCAGTAACCACGCTAGAAAATGTTGATTCTTTCTCACAACCTACTAAAATAGGATCTTTATCTTCTTGTAATTTATAAGCCAAAGTCTGAGCTAAAGAAGTTTTACCTACCCCCCTATCACCATAAATAAAAGCATGCCTACCAGTCGCGTAAAGAGCCAACTCCAAATCGGTAACATCTTTTTCACGACCAAAAAGTAGCTCCATCGATACTACAGGCCCTGTAGGTCGTAAGACTTTGAGTAATTTCTTTTTGAAGTCAATAAGAGATAGGCCACCACAAAGCATGCAAGTTCTCCAGTGAATTTTTCATAAATTCTATCACCTTGTAATGCCAAAGGGGATGAAGGACTGGAAAAACTTCGTTGTAGGACAAAATTAGAGAAGTAACGTTGATTGCAACACGACGATATGACAGGGGTACTGGTGCAATGCACCTTCGCGAATACCCCTGTCGTATCGCCGGATAACAAAAAACCCCGGCAGGCGGGGTTTAAAGTTTTTTCAAATTGTCGCTTTACATCGCTGCCATCGTGGCGCAGCTCTGCCAAGCATGAATGGATTATCTGATTTTCTGGCCCGTTTTCAACATCATTCCGCATAAATAGCATTTTTTGCTAATTCAGACCTGATCATGAACCTTCTTTCAGGCTGGTCCTCGCCGACAGAAAAACCTTTGCCCTGAATATCTCCAGGCACCAGCGCACCCGCTTTCTGGCTTCCGATTCGGTTAGCCATGGGGCCAGGGTTTGCAGTTCCCTCGTAATGTCAGAGATTTTTTTCCTGGTGGTGTAATACTGGCGGCCAACGATGTAAACCGGATCCTTCAGGTCGAACGCCTGCAGCACTACGCCCTCCATAAATTCACCGTCATCACTGCTTATAGCCTCGTCAATAATGCTTGTCGGCGGCTCCGGCCAAAGAATTGCGCGCGCCCGTTTCATTGCCAGCTCACCGCGAAATCCTTCTTCTCTCGCCTGGTTCAGGGCTGTAGTAAACCGCTCAAGGGCTTTGTCTGACCAGTTCTTTCCTCTGATTACGTTCCAGCATGAGTGCCCGCATGGTTTCGCTGGTGCTGTACCACCGCGGACGCATTCACCCCAAACTGTAAGCAGAGATTTTATCCAACCGGACTGGATATCAGTCAGCAGAATGCTTTTCCCGAGCCAGCTCTTACGTGGCGCCATTGCGGTTTTTCCCAGCCCTTCAAAATACTGGCGTTTCTGGCGTGGCGTCATTTTATGTCCTCGATAATTATCATTCCGGTTTCGCCCCATACTTTTGATGTCCGGGCGTCCCAAATGTGGGAATCATCCTCAAACAAGGCGTCCAAAAGAGATTTTGTTAAGTTGTCCAGATCGGGCTTTTGCTGATGGGGCTGGCCATTCATAGACGCGCGCTTTTTCTTGCTCCAGCTCTGCGGCATCGGCAAAACGAAGGTGATATGGGCGCCGTTCTCCGGTACCTGGATTCCATGAAGGCGGGCTTCATCGCAGAACATGCGATACCGCATCACCGGCGCGCGCTGCTTCCACTTATCAGCGCGGGTCATGCGGGGTTTTCCGACTGGGGTGATGATGTATTTAGGCATCGGCGCCCTCGCCCAGCAGATAGAGCACCTGCACCAGCAGCTCAGCTTCTGTGCCGAGTTTCATTTCCCAGGCGCGGCGGCCAGCATGAATCGCCACACCAGGACCGCCGTTCCGATGATGCATATGGCACAGGGGAATTGATTTTCGATGGTCAGCGCGCTGGCTTGTGCCCTGCCCGGTTCGGATGTGGTGGATTTCCGCAGGCGTTTCGCCTAGGTTCTGATTTCTGTACACGATGCAGCCCAGTGCGGCTACACGCGAAAGATGGAGGCTATCTGCTTTCTTCATGCTGGACCACCAGCACAAGCAGAAACACCGCGCGTAATAGTGCGGTGAAGGTGATTTGGGGTAATGCGCTGCGCCATTTTGATTCCTCAGTTTGGCGCAGTAATCAGAGGGTGTTCAGCCCGTGTGATTATTATAAATCAACACTTACGGCTTGAGAACCTTCAGTGTGTTTGGCAGGGTGTTTAGGTTAATTATCCGTTCATCAGCACTGAGAACTTGGGCAGAAAGTTTGTCACCATTCCGGCGTATCAATGTGCGTAACGCATTGCTGGTTACCAGATAATCGGTAATCTCACCCTCAGACAGACATAAGACAAGCATTCCATCTTTCACGAGACTGGTGGCAAATTCATTCAATTTCATTGTAATTTCCCTAACTGATGGATTTCCTTGAGGAGAAATCCTTTTGCCCTCTACTAACAGGTTCATCAACGAACCCGAAAAAAATGAGTGTCCTCTCTGCCTATCGTACTCGGAAAGACAGAACTCTAACGCACCAAACAAAAACTGTATATACATACAGTAATGCCGTGTGGGGAAATGTTCAACCTTTTAAAGGCACAAAATGTAAATTTAGTATAACTAGAAAAGGTTTAAGGCTTACGCTATCCATATGAATTTAAATGACTTATAAAAATCCAAACATCCCAAACGCCCAAAAAAAAACCTCCCTGAGGAGGTTTTAGTCTTCGCGAAGTGTTTTACGCCCCACCTGTTTCACCGTAACTGCCATCAGGTTGATTAGGGCGACTGCCACACTCCCTAATGTGCCTAAAGCAAAGTCACTCATTTCAACTTTACCCAACCCAAGAAGAATCAAAAGGACCAAGTAAGTCAATATGGATGAACAAAAGACACATAAAAGCAGTGAAACAAAAAGCCTGAAGAAAAGACTTTTTTTGTATTGTCGCATTTAAGTCCCCTTAAATGCGAAGAAGTCACCGGAGTTGTTCAGGCTCCGATGACATGATTATTGCAGATTGATATCGGAAAATCAATTTTTGGGAAGAAATCCTTTTACTATTCAGACTTGGAAAGTTTGAGTTTGTCCTTGATGTCAAAAACCAGAAGATCGGATTATATATCATTTTGGTGCTTTTGGTTCGAACTAGATGCGTATCTCCCAGAAGGTAATCACTAAATTTCCGCAGAAATTTACATAGTAAAGAAGTTCTGACTTCTGTGGGAAATCTTCCCACGCAGCCTCGTATAAACAATAATGCCCTTGCATACCACTTCCTTACAACATCTCAGCGACTGCTCACCCGCAGCTCCATTGCAAGATAGCCCGCAACGGTTATTCCCTTTCTGACCACCGTCATCTTTACAGCAGTTACCCTATTACGTTGACTTCACGCTTTAAACCCAGTGACAACCTCCAAAGGTTCACCGATCTTTTTTACCTAGTGACCAATGATTACCTTAACGGTACAATCAGAAAAAACTCAAAGAGACCAACCAATGCTTGAATCACTTAAAGAATACTTTTCCTCAATCGTCAATACTGCTGCCAACAGAATAACTAACCCAGTATTTGGTGCTTTCGCTATCTCTTGGTGTGCATTTAACTGGAAATCAATACTTTACCTTTTCCTAAGTGATTACGGTGTTTTCGATAAAATCAATTACATTTCTGCAAATAGTGACTGGAAAACTGTGATTGTCTACCCGTGCCTGTCAGTATTAGTTCTATGCGGAGGAATGCCATGGGTGAATAATGTGATTTCAAAGTGGCAGGCTAAACCACTCGACAACAACGACTCGATTGAGAACTTCAGGAAGGCAAAACTTATCCTTCGTGCCACACGCCTTCAACGCCTCAAGGCCAAGCATGATGTAACATACGATAAAGTTAAGACTGGAGCTGAGAAGAACATTCAGGAGATGAAGGAAGAGATCATTCGCTCAAAGAACAGCATGGGAGAGTTAACCGCCGAATTGAAAGCCAAAGATGATGAATTGAGATCTGCGAGTGCTCAGCTAGCAGATCTTAATAATTCATTAAAAGAAATCTCAGATACGCTTGGAAGACTGAACGAAGCATATAAAAATCTTAAAAATGATTTCGATGAATACAAACTTAAATACCCTGCAAAACCTGAGTTAGGAACACTCACTTTTAGCAATGGTCAATCTGTTAGCAATTATTTAGACCAGCATGGATTGAATGTTCAATCACAAGGCAAATCGAATATTTCCAATAATTTTGGTATTCTAACAGGATTGTCCGGTTTAAGTGATAAAGATAAGAACTAAGCATACATGTCGTACTCGGTCAGCGCTTTGCCTTATTGATTCTGCTGGCCGGATATGTTAATCCTTTCCTAGATCGGGACTGCAAATATATGAAGCAGCGTATTCGCCTTCCCCGGTGAACGATCTCACCGCTCTTTGACATCTCCCTACGGTTCCATGACTATATTTATGTCCATCCTGACTTTGCACTCTGCCGAATAAAGGTTATCGGCCGCCTTCTTGTCATCAAGCACCAGTTAAACTATGCGCTCACCTACGGCTAACTGTCGCGCACGCTGCGCTATCTTGTGTACACGGTTGGGAGGATATCTTCGATGACTTTCACCAGCATTAACTGGTGTCGTTTACAGTTTTTTGCGTCATTGAATATTCCATGACGCACAAGCCACCGGAGTTTTTGAGGCTCTGATAGCACGATCCCTCATACTTTTATTCAATTAGTAATGCGGAAATAAGTTGTATCTGATGCTGGATCATTTCTCAATATTTTAAATTTAGCAACCAATTTATTCATATTTAAATTAGCATTAGCTACAACCAACTCAATAACAGGTATTTTTGTTAGCAAATAAGTTATAACTTCAAAACCTATCGATTTCCCTTGCATGCTGGGAGCCAAATGTAACTCATGTAAAAAAATACATACTCCCATTGGGGAATCAATGCTTAGATTTACATATTCAACCTCAACAAACCCAACAATACCACCATTATTTATAATAAAATAAACATTATCAATATTCGATAGTGAGTATGTTTTTGAACTGAACGTGTAATTTCCACGATAAGAATTCAAAGCATTTATTTTATCAACATCAGGATAATTGCAACTTGCAAAAGGAATAAGACTGGTCATTTTACCCTTCCATTAAAAATAATAATTAGATCATCTATAGTTATTGTAATTAGCATAAATTATAATGTACGCAAATAAATTACCGAATAATAAGATGAATAATTCTATTAGATTTGCAACAAAAAATTTAAGAATCCAAACTGCAGATATGGATGCCAATGTATTCAAACATTAAGTTTACCCCATTTCAACTGGTCTATGACTATCAGCATCACATCTTTCATAACTTACCTCCCTTGGCCATGGCGTAACGGCAGGGGTTCCATATGTCCTGTGCGTATTCGTAATTGAAGTGAGCGTCAGAATGAGAAGCCATCATCTCGCGAATTTATGCCTAGCCGCTGCCTCTCCTGCCGGAGGGTATGAAAATCCCGCGCGGACTCCAGGGCAACCGTTAGAACAGCGGACCTCTGCAGAACCCCAGTTCATTCCCCTACTGCGGACCCTCAGTGCAGGAGACATGCCTCATACAGGGCATTTCGGTAAATCAGTCATTTCCCATCCCCTGCAGCAGATGTTTGTGGCGGCGCAACTCGCGAACGGCACCCTGAAGACGCTGCAGGTTAGCAAGCTTCGCTTTCGTGCGGCGGATTTCGGTCGAGATATAGCGCGATGACGGAATAATCAGATCATCCGGACGGCTGGCGAAAGCCGGGATATCCCCAATAATTTCTTCCAGGGTTTTGCTTTCCGGTACCGATGCGTCTTTGACTTCCGCTGCTGCGGGCTCCTGCTGCTCTGGCTTTATTACCGGTTCACCCGCCAGGCTCCAGGTGATGTTTTTACCGTCAACATGGCGCAGGACCAGACCGTCCTTGCACATAGCCCCCAGCGAAGCATTCAGGGCTCGCGAACCTTTACCCAGTTTTTCTGCGACCTGATTGGCGGTCATAGCCCCCTGGCCCTGCATTGCTGACAGCACCCTCTCAACCAGCGGCGACTGCTGCTTGGGTCTGATACGCTTCGGCTTCTGCTCTGTCGCGGTACCGAGAAACCAACCGCCGTCCGCAAAATCACACAATCCCTGCTCTTTCTGCTCGCGCAGCATGTTCAGCGCTTCAACGGGCTCGATATCCAGACGAGCAGCGACCTCTCGATATGTCGCTTTTTTCATGGCTTTCAGTGCATCCAGTACGGTTTCCATAATTTTCTCCTCAAAATTCACTTAACAGGTCTCAGGTGGCTAACGTTTCCGCGATAGCTCTCCCAGTCAAAGTTCACCCAAATGCCGTTATCCATGCGCAGGCGGTCAACAACCCTTTCACCCAGGGTTTCTACCAACGCGTCGTAATTCAGGTTGGTCAGAACGCCCACCGGACGCATAGCTGCCAGGCGGCGATCGATAATCTGGTTCAGTAAAACTTTCTCGCCGCGGCTGTCGCGCTGAATGCCGACTTCGTCGAGCACCAGCAGATCCACTTTGCAGAGGTCATCCAGCAGCGCGGCTTCAGACTGCCCTTCGTCGTAGCAGGCCCGGGCGCGCAGAGTCAGATCCGGCACCGTAACAATCAGAACCGTTCGCCCCTGTTTCAGCAGATAATTTCCGATCGCCGCTGAGAGATGGTTTTTCCCCGTGCCGGGCTTGCCAGTGAAAACGAAGCTCGCAAAGCCGGTTCCAAAATTTTGCGCATAACTCTTTGCCATACTCAGGGCATGGCGCTGTCCATCGCCATTCACCGTGTAATTCGCGAAACTGCAGCTGCGGTGCAGGTTCTGGATCCCGGATCGCCCGAAAATTTTCTCTGCTCGTGTCTGCTGGTTGAGTTTGTCCACCTCAGCCGCACGTTTCTGCCCTTCCTCACGCTGCCAGGCCATCAGTTCTGCAGCGTTATTGAATTTGGGTTCTACGCCTTGCGGCATTACGCGGCGAAGGCGATCGAGAATGGAACCTGCGTTTTGCATGCTTACCCCCTGAAACCTGGCGGAACGGTGTTATCTGGACGGGAGATCTGATTGATATCCCGTCCACTAGCCTGGCAATGCCCTGTGCCCGGTGCCGACAAGCGGATAATCAGGTCATCCCACTTTTCGCGGAGTTTGGCCGGGCATTTCACCTGGCGAACCCAAAACGTATCGCTCTGAACGCGCTTGAACATTTCACAAATTTGCTTGTGGCTACGGCCATCAAGGGTGCGCATCAGACGAACGTCATTCGCCCAGACCGTCCAGTTCGGCTCTTTCGGACGAACGATCTCGCCGTCAAAGGTTGCGGCCTCCTCGTAGAGTTTCAGCACGCGCTTCCAAATCCATTGCGCACAGGTCAAATCTTCCTGGCTACCCCATTGGCGTTTCGCAGGGCTACAAACCACTGCTTCCGGGTGACGATTTAAAAATTCTGCTTTTGAAATCTTCCCGTCGGACTGCGAAGCATTCCGACGAGAATTATTTTCTGATTCTTTGACTGGTTCAGAAGAGTGACTGATTCTGGGTGAATCTCCTTCACTATCCCCTGGTGAACGTGCTGCACCATCTGGTGAATTTCCTGCGCCAGCCCCTGGTGAATTTGCTTCACCATCCTGGTGAACCTCCTGCACTACCCTCGCACTAGTATTTGCACCACTCAGGGTTAGACGGTAGAAATTGCTGCCATTGCCTTTCGGCCCCGATCTGGTCTCTTTTCGCATCAGTCCAGACTCGCAAAGCGCGGCAACATGATTCATAACGGAACGACGGCTGATCTCACACTGATCAGCGATATGCTGATAGCTCGGCCAGCATTCGCCCTGGTCACTTGCGTTATCGGCCAGCTTAAGCAGTACCAGCTTACGAAGCGGGTTTCCTACCTTGACCTTCATCGCCTGAACCATCAGTTCCATGCTCATAGAACACCTCAATACAACTGAACTAGGCTACGTTTGAACAAGTCGAAACCAGCTTCACTTTGACGCCGACCAGCTGCGCCAGCGCATCGATAGCTTCCAGAGTCTCGCGGCGGATTACTGGTTGCGGCTTGCCTGTGAAGACAGCATTGGTGGCTTCGATACACTCTTTGTTAACCCTGGCCGCCCGGTAGTGCATGCAGTCCTTCTGCGCCAGTTCGTTATCAATAGCGGTACGAATGGCATAGCTCAGCGCTTCCGCCTGTTTCAGGTAGTTAGGTGTATCGTTGCGGAACGCACGCTGAATAATCTGCTTGTTGTTGTGCAGCCGGCGCGCGTACTCGTCCGGATCCGAAACGTCATCCAGTGACTGAAGCAGATCGCCAAAGTGATGCGGGGTTATCAGCTGCGTTACTGTCTTCCAGCCCTTTTCCTGCGCCCAGGACTCCAGCTCACAAGCAAGTTTTTTGATTTCCATCAGTCAGTATCCTCCTGAGCTGTTGTGTTATTTTTTGGCTTGTAATCAGGCCAAATTTCAGCCCAATCGCTTGGCCGCATGTCAGAACGAGAAACCTTTCCATCGGTAAAGGTTTCGATAACGATGCATCGACTCGGCGAAATAGCAGCCCGCCCCGTTGCAAGTTGGGAGAGGTAAGATTTCGATATCCCAAGGTGTTGCTCCAGCGCCTTGCGGATCTTTGGCCCACCGGCTTTCAAAAAGTCATTGAGTTGCATAATTGCTCCTGTGTGTTGAGTTGTAAGTTTATAGACTACTAAACATTAATGTCAAGTTTTTGCTTGTTTAGAAATTACTAATCAAAATGACTGCATGGACACAAAAGAAATCAGGCGTAAGCGCCTAGCGGCATGGTTTTCCAGCAGAACCCTGCCGGAGAAAGAGAAGAGCTACCTTTCACAGCTGATCAACGGCAAAGCGTCGTTCGGCGAGAGAGCTGCGCGCCGTATTGAACGAGATTACGGCATGGCTCCTGGTTATCTTGATGAAGAACCTATGGGTGAAGAGATAAGATCCCCTCGTCCATTTGACGCGCGCCATGAAGAACTGCTAGACCTTTTCGACAGCCTTGCTGAATGGGAAAAAGAGCAGCACATGGTAAACCTCAGGGCCCAAGTTAACTCCATAGACAATGAGCTCAAGGCAAGGCTTAAAGGCAAGAGCAAACAAGAAATTCTTCAGATGCTCAAAGACCTCGAAATAGACTAACTCCCCTAAAGACCGCCTGTTGCGGTTTTTTTTCTCAAATTTCAACCACTTCCAATTTTTCACGCCTTTTTGTTTATCATTGACTTTACATATTGGTTTATTTTTTTATAAACTTAGACCAACAAAACACGCAGTAATCAGTAAACGTTCCGCCTACCCGGCGATAAGGGTGAACAAAGCGAACAGGCAGGATGCCCACGAAGTAGCCGCCCGGGGAAAATGGAGACCGGGATGATTCCCCAGTGTGAAGTGGAGAACACCGATGGATGAGAAGTTAGAAGCGCTTTTAGAAAAGATTGCGCGCCTGGAGCTGGCAGCCAAGCGAGGGTTGCAGATAAACGAAGAGATTAAGCCTCATTTAACACAAGGCCATGTGATCTCCGTTGAATACTGCAACGCAACGCTGAAAAGCTGCGCTCTATTTCGCAAATGGATTAGCGAGTATTTCGGAGCATCTGAATCGACTGCTGCTCAGACATGCCGTGATTCTGAACAATGACATCGAGCTCTTCACTCTCCGTTTCATTGTAAAAAGTTTCACTGCCAAGGCTGTGAAGATTGCCGGTAATGACGTGACCCCTTTCAACATCATACCCACCGAGCAACTCAGCGACTGTGAATTCTCCGATTTGGTCACGGATAACGATGTAACCAATGCGGTGCTCATGATGTACTACGACTCCGCGCATGTAAGTTTCCTTGCTGGCTGTGTGAGAACTCCAGCATAACACCGAGCCTGATGTGGTTAAAAGACAGGCGCACAATATGGAAGCGCATTCCACCCTTTCACTAATGGGGATTGGTTTGTTAGCTGGAGGAGTGTGCTTCCAGTTGTGAGCAATCGAATATTGTAGATGGCTGTTAATAACCTTCATAGAGGATTCATTATGACAGACTTTAATCGTCAACCATCACGGCAACAGGCAGTCCGCCTTAACTGGTTTGAAATAAAACTTCGACAACTTTGTTATTTGCTGGCTCAAAAAGGCAACCCTGAACTCTGAAGGTTAATAGCGTCGATATAAACGCAACAACCTGACTGTCATTTAATTATACACGATAAAAAACGTGCCTTACACGGCAGGGATTTTCACACCTTAAATTAAGGATCATAAAATGAAAGCAACTATTACCACCGTAGAATTGAGCCTGGCAATCGTAAATAAAGATCTTGCAACCTTTAATGTTAACGGTGCTATTTCAGGCGTGGTTCATTTGTCATCCTCTGGCCCTGTTACCGTTGTGATTGATGGTGGGTACGTACTCGGGGAGTTCGATTGCCCAGCCTGCGCTGTTAAACATATTAGCTTGCTGTCTGTGAAGTTCGCAGAAGCGCGGAACTCTTGTGGCATGTCCTATTACGACCATAAGCGCCAACAACTCAATTGATATGGACGACATCATTTATCATTGCGCTGTTTGCTGCCACGAATATAAAAAACCGGAAATGCACGAAAGGAAAACAGACATATATCCATTTAAGCGGACGATTTATTTATGTAAGCAATGCAATGAAAAAAGAGAAAAGCGTGACGCTTTAAGAAAGGTAAAACGCGGCATCCGCAGGACATTTCATTCAACATCATTTTTCAAATATTAAACGAGGTTATTATGTCTGTTGAGTTAAAAGTATTTGGTGGTGCTTACTTCCCAAAAGATAAAGCATTAAAAAAACATCCCGATTTAAAACCACTTGCCACCGCAGTTAATGCGGCCACAAAAGCCATCGCTGAAGCCGTTATTTTCGGCAAGCTGGCGGCAGAACATCCTGAACATATTGATGATTACTTCAAGGTGAAAATCTGGGAGCACCGCGAAGGTCTTCCCTGCCCTGATTTTGACGTCTTCTCATCTGAGTTTTTCGACAGTGTGGCCGTATGGAATGTGAATGCTGGTGAACCAGCTGCGGCGCCACAGCCAGAAGCTGATGTAAAGGAAGAATGGGAGGACAACCAGACTCTGGAAGAAATTAAAATCGTTGCGCAGCTCGACCAGGCATCCCGTGCGGCTTGTCTGGCACTGTTCGGCCCGGTCCCGGGAATCACTACAGCGCAGTATGGCCAGATCGTCGATTTGAAGAATGACGATGAACCCAGCTTTGCCCGCGAGCTTGCAGAAGCACTGGCAAAAGAGCGACGCGCGCTTGAACTGGCGCCGGAACGCCAGGCGCAATTACTCTCCTGGTTACGTGAGAACATCAAAGAATCTGCACAGTGGCCGGACATTAAAAAGCAGATCGCTAAATGGATCGACACACCAGTTGATAAGCGTCCTCTGTCTACCACCACAGAAGAAAACCTTACAGACACCGGCTCCACGCTGGGCGGTGGTAACAAGACAGACCGCAGCCCGGATCTGGTTCATAACCTCTCTACGCTGCGTATCGAAGTGGCTGTTGCCATTCTGAGCATGTACGACGAGATCGACATTTACTGGATCCCGAATAAATACATGATTCCAGCGAAAGCCATGGCCGAAGCAGAACAGGACACCCGTTTCACAGCGTGGTGGAAAAAACTGCGCAGCACCCCAGGCATTCTGGACTATTCCCGTGCGGCCATTATCGCCCTGATTAAATCCGCTCCGGAGGACATTTGGATGGATCCTGTTGCCTTGCGTGAATACATCAATCGCGAGCTGGTTGAACGTGACCATGCGAACCCTGACCAGAAAACGGTTGATATAGCCTGCCGCCCCAAACCTCGTACTAATGCTGAGAAAAAAGAAAATGATGAAACCGAATCGACTGTACCGGTCAAAACTGATCTACCAGCAGTTTGCCCGGCAAAAGCTGCGCAGCTCGACAAAGAACTCAACGATGCATTCGCTCAGAGTTCAGCCTCAGAAAAGCAAGCAAGTGAACAGCCACGAGTGGAGAACCTGGGCGGCGGCGTCTTCTCTGTTGATGCTCTGATAAATACCCCCTCCTCAAATGAAGTCGAAAAACAGGAAGTGCCACCAGTACCAAATGATCGCGACTTTGCGATTTTGCATGCTCTTAATGACCTTATTTCGGGACGCGCCGACATCATGGGGAAAGAAGAGGCAGAGGGCGTGGTGGCATGCACCGGCCTGCGGGTTTCTGATGTTATCCCGCTTCTACTGGCAGATATCACAACCACGGAATTCTGCCTGTCTCCTGAGTTCTCCGACGAGGAAATCCACGACGTGGCAACCACGATGCTGGATAGCTGGTCCGACGATATCAGTGTGCGCCAAAAAATTGCCCTCGATTCGATTGTTGAATACCGCCGCCCGGAACCACCAAAACAGGTTGTACTCGATAAGCCATCAGTCATGGCAAAACCTAAAGCCGAGCCCATGGCAGCACCAGAAACAAACGTTCAGCAATCGTCGGTTACCTACCTGCAACAGCTGACCATTGCAGCGCTGCAGGGCTTATGTTCCAACCCGGCATATTGCAATCAGTATGAGGAACTACCGGCTATGGCCGCCGGGCTTGCCCTCAGCGTGATCAACCATCAGGAAGGCTCCTGTGCGTCTGATTAACCGTAGCAAGGGAGACTGCATCGGCGGGCCAGCATGCGCCGCCGCGCTCAAATGCCATTTTGAGAAATATGGCGAGCATGGACGTCGTTACACCCAGACGATTTACACAGTGCGTGTCGGCGAACAAAAAGTGACGGTCGAAGTCGTCAACCGGAGTCGTAGTTATGTGCCGACGGCCATGACCCGAGCCCGCCATCTTCGCCGCCTGCCAGGGTTGGCTGATTCGTGAGATTCAATAATCGCCAGCTGCCGCACGTATGATTGCAGCTGGCTATCGAGAGTGATAGCTATGAGTGAACAAAGTCTGATACCGCTGCGGGACTGGAAAGCTCGCAGATTGCACTTCCCCATAACAATCACATGCCTGGTGAAACATGGGAAACTGGGATACATACAACCGAGACCGATTAAAATTGGAAATCGCTGGTGTATCGACGAACAAGCAATTTATATCGGACCAGGAGCGACGGGAGTCGAACCAGAAATTCACAGTGACGACGACGAAATATTGCGGGAGATCCTTAGCGATGTCACCAAGGCCACGAAAAAATAATGTATCAATTTCCGGGCTGTATGCCCGGTTTGATCGTCGCACAGCAAAAACCTACTACCAGTATAAAAACCCTTTAACGGGTAAGTTCCATGGTCTGGGCACCGACAGGGAGAAAGCGGAAAAAATAGCCATAACAGCAAATCAGAGAATTGCAGCAGCAGAAGCCGAGCATTATTTGCGTCAAATTGATGAAAGTCCTAAAGCAGCAGCGCAGCGCGGGATCAGCCTCAAGGCATGGATAGAACGTTATCTGAAGATTCAGAAACAAAGTCTGGATGCTGGCTCGCTATCGCTGAAACGCTTTAAAGAAAAAAAACGCATGGCAGAGTTGCTTTCCAGGCGGCTTGGCTCGCGGCCAATGAAGAGTCTGGAGGTAAAGGATTTTGCTGTGTTACTGGATGAATACCTGGACGCAGGACATGCCAGCAGCGCCCTCTGCAACCGGGTGGTGTGGGTGGATATTTTCACTGAAGCACAACATGCCGGAGAGGTCCCTCCTGGATGGAATCCACCAGCAGCAACAAAAAAACCTTCGGTGAAGGTTACACGTGCGCGCCTCTCTCTGGACGAATGGAAAAAAATACTGGAGCAAATACCGGAGGATCGGTACTCGCATAAAGCGATGCTGCTTGCTTTAGTCACTGGTCAGCGCCGGGAGGATATTGCGAACATGAAATTTTCAGACATTAAGGACGGCTATCTGTACATCGAGCAAAGCAAAACGGGGGCCCGCATTGCATTGCCGCTGAACCTCCGTTGTGAAGCCATAGGCTTATCGCTGGAGGATGTAATACGGAAATGTAGGGATAGGTTTGTCAGCCCCTACCTATTGCACGGGAAAATGAAAAGTAAGGCCAAACCTGTGAATCTGATTTTGGTTTCTAAAGAGTTTGCCGCGGCACGAGATGCAGCCGGTATCGTACCGCCAGCAGGAAAAACACCAACAACATTTCACGAACAGCGCTCATTGTCCGAACGACTTTACCGCGCCCAGGGGATCGATACGAAAATTTTGCTGGGCCATAAAACACAGTCAACTACTGACAGATACAACGACGATCGCGGGAAGGAATGGACCAAACTTGTAGTTTAATTTTTCGCTGTGGGGCGTTTGGGGAGAGGATTAATTACTGATGGAGGTCATAAAAAAGGTAGGTATTTTGGAGAAAAGTTTTGGAGAGGTTTTGGAGAAAGAAAAAAAGTTATATATTCCAGCTTGTTAAATTCACTTACACCTTCTGAGTTCAGAGGCTTATTCATGTCATGGCAATCCTTCAAACAGGCTTACCTGGTTAAGTTCTGGTCACCCGTTCCGGCCGTTATCGCGGCAGG